CTTCATTAGAACTTTTTAAATCTTGAATCTGCTGTTTAAGGTTATTTACCTCGTTTTGCATTTCTTGATTTGTTTTGTTTGCCTCTTCCCATAAAGGTTTATACATTCCCTGATCTTCTAATGCCTTATTTCTATCATCGTAGTATTGACCAATTTTACTTTTGGCATTTTTAAATTTTTGTTCCGCTTCTTCAGCAGCCTTACGTTGTTGGTCTGCCAATGCTTCTGCTTTTGCAGCACGTTCATTTGCTTCCTGTAGCTGTTTAGCTAAATCATTTACAGGTGGGGTTGGTGTACTTGCTTCTGGTGCAGAAGTTTCTGGTGTTTGCTCAATTACTTTTTCTTCAATCATAATTAACTAGCGGAGGTAAATTTTTCTAATTCGGCAATTAAATCTGCCTTAGTATGTCTTTTATCTAACTCAACACCGATAGAACGACCATAAATTTCAAGTTCTGCTTTGGTCATGGTCTTTAAATTAGCAGTAAGAATACCTTTTTCGGGAGCAGTTTCATCAATAGCCAACTCTCCAGAAACTAACTTTTCTGTACCAGGAGCGTTGCCCATTCTTTCAGATAAGCTAGGTTCTACAAGTTCCCACTTATAAGTTCCATCGGGCTGAAGCACCTTATCTAAGGATTTAGCCATAAAAATGTGTATATTTATCTACTATTGTAGCAGACTATTCAGATTTGACCTCATTTGCGTTTGGTAATACTTCCCCTTGAACTAAAATATCTCTAAATTCATCTCTATCAATAACCTGTTGGTCAAATAGTGCTGTTAAGGCTGTAATATCTTGACCAATTAGCCTTTCAATATCAAAGTCTCTACTAATCTTTACCTCTGGTGGCTCGATCCCTACATATTCGGCAGAAAAATTAAAACATTTTTGTAATTTTTGTTCTAACTCCATAGAAACCATAGCCAACATAGAATTTGTATCAACACGATCTAAACGTCTTGCATCAGCAGATTCAGCTACGAATTTCTGTTGTGATAATGTACTGATTCCAAGTGTAGCCATTTGCATCTGCAACTCCTTAATCTCAGCAGATTGAGCATCAAAAGCACTTGAAGCTGGTTCCACATAGTAAATTTTATTACCAGGTTGTGTAGCCATCGCATAATTTACACTGATAGCAAGGTCTTTGGTTTGATCGTCATAACCTTCCATCACAAGCATAGGCTGAGATGCAACGTGCAAACTATGGATAAGATCAGCTTGTCTTTGAAAATGTGCAAGGTTCAGATATGCAATATCAAGTAAAGGTGGTTTACTTACTAAATTTTCAGTTTTGCCAGAATAAACAGTAACTAAAGGTATTTCACCAAGAGAAAAATTACCAGATTCAGCTAATTTATAATCTTCTCCTGTAGTTCCAGTGCTAAATTCACCCATGTAAGAATTATCATCAACGTCATACATTGCATCAACTTGGTCTTTTTTACGAAAAACCCTGTAGTTTCCAGGTTCAATAACTCTTACCTGTTCAAAAACTTTCTCTCCAAAGTCTCCATCGGGTAACACAGCTTTCTCTGCAATTCTCGCCTGTATTAAATTTCCATAGTTTGATTCTCTATCTAGTCTCCAACCTAAAAGATTTGTAGGATCTACTTCGATCCAGTAAGGTCTACGATTCTGTGATCTTTCTTCCGCAAGACTTAATGCTCCAGAAGGTGCAGGATAATCTACAAGAATATGACTTTGACCATAAGTAAGAGAACACATCAGTATTCTTCTTGCATATTCATCTAAATCTGAACCGCAGCCATCAACATCTGCTTTGAAATTTTCAGTCCAGTATGGATCACCTGTTAATGTTATTGGTTTTCTTAATACAAGACCTGTAGCTGCTCTTATTAGTCTTTGTGTAAAAGGAGAAAATACAGCACGATTTACTCTAGCCATGTATGCTGTGTAATCTTCTCTTGGTTCTAGTGGTAAAAAGGCTTCACTATTTTCTCTGAGATATTCAGTACCTTCAGTAACAGCTTTCATTATTTCCCAACCTTTCATCATATCTAGAACTGCTCTTGTTCTAGTAAAAGGACTGTCTATATCATTGATAGTTGTAGAGGTCTGGACCTTTGTTCTATAGTCTCCAGGAATTGAATAAGTCATTAGTTAACACCTCCACCTTTTTAATGCTAATGCTTTTCTAGTTGGTCTGCCTTTACTATCTTTCATTGGACCTTTTACTCCTTTCATACGAGCACAAAAGGATTTTCTTCTTGCTGCTCTTTTTCCTGTAGGGTTCTTTTCAGTAACAGGTGCTTGTAAATTACTTCCTGTAGCACGATTATATTTAGCTCTTCCTTTTGCAGTCAGTCCTCCCTTTTTAGACTTTTCGCCTCTTCCTACGGATAAACTGACTCCTCTGCGTTTAGCCATTATTTTCCTACCTTTTGCATCGTCAGCTTGTGAGCTTCAGTAAAAGTTTTGCCTTTTAACATTAATTTTTTCATTTCTTCCATGTGTTTTCTAGTATGAGTACCTTTCTTTTTATGCCTGGCTAAAGCGTCTTGCTGTCTTTGAGTAAGCATTTTCATTTTTTCTTCCTCTTTTTCTTAGACTTTAACTTTTTAAAATCAGCACCAGTAATCTTATCCCGTGGTGGTGCAACAGCAGCGAGTTTACGTTGCTTCGCTGAATAAGATTTTTTAGGCATTAGACAGCAGAAGTAATAGCACCATTAGTTTGGAAACTAACAGATACAGTTGAAATGTCACCAACAGTAGAACTAAATGAAGTTCCTGTAATAATTCCGTTAAAACTTAATTTTTTGCTTCCTGATGTATCTAAAAATAAGTTAAATGCAGCATCACCAGCATCTTCAGCAGTTAATATATCTGTAATAATTTCAGCAGTGTCATCTCCCGATGTAGCTGTGTAAAGAAGATCAACTGTACCAGTACCAGAAATTAAAGATCCTACATACTTTCTAGAAGTATCTCCATGAGCAGTACACTCTAATGTGTCCTTATTTACGTCTAATGTCCATGCTGTTGTTGAAGCTATAGCTCCTACTGATCCAGTTCCATTATCAAACTGAACAGAGCCTTCTTCACCACGAAAAAATGCCATGATTTTAAGAAAATTTTACTTATAACAATATATTACCTTGAAACTGCGTTTTTCACAGTTATTTTTTCTTCTTTTTTCGTCTATGTTGATAACTTATTTTCTTACTACTTGTTTTTTCACGCTTAAACCTTGCTTTTTCGGCTGCTGACATCTCTTTTGTTGTCTTAGGTGTCTTACTTGATACACGTTTACTTGGTCGGCAAGCTGGATAACCTCGTTTTTCGCCTTTTGAACGGCCACAAGGCTTGCCAGTTTTTACATCAACCCAATTTTCTTTAAACCAACGGGTAAGACCGCCACTACTTCTTGCCACGTTTTTTCTCCAC